TCTCCAAATTCTGTAGAGGTCTTAGTCTCTGAGAGACCACTTGCAGCGAATAGACCACCACTACCTGTAATATCTTTATGGTAACTGTAAGTATTAAACTCAGCCCAAGGTGCATTGCTGAATTTGTGATATGAAGTTGCTCCTCTTACATCACCTATGTTGTAAACGAATCCTCTGTCTAATTCTCCAGCAGTAAGGACATCGCTTATATTTCCAAAATCCAAAGGACTTGGAGGTGCATAAACGTACCCCAAGTCCTCTTGAATGTATTCTACAAATAAATCTTCGTTCCAGTCTAATGTAGTAGTTACTACACATCCACCAGAAATTGTACGTCCACCAGAACCGACCCAGAACGCAGAACTGCGTTCCATACCGCCACCCATTTCAAATAGGGATCCATTACCATCCCATATCTTTCTGATACCTTGTAAAGCAGTACTTGCTAATGTTGCTGTACCAGTTGCTCTATATGCTTTAGGACACCATGCCTCTGCTTTAGTACCAGTTAATGTAACAGTACCAAATGGGTAGTTATCTGCAGAAACAGAGATCTCACCATAATCATCATTACTTAAATTACTTTGTGCTTGTAAATTAGTTGGAACATCAGAAATCGAACCATAGTCAACATCAGTTTCGGAAGAACCTATAAGTCCTTCATCTTCTGTTGAGTATAGTACGATAGTTGTATTGTCGTAAGTGTAGATGTTCATCTAATACAAACAATAAAAAGGGGTTGAATACCTCCAACCCCCTTCTGAATATACTTAATAGTATTAGTGATCAGTCGAGGCTGATGTTCAATGTAACCTTAATTTGGTCACCGTTGTTCTGAATTGGGTATGGACCGTTTGTAAATCTTTCAGCGAACATTATGCTGCTATAAAGAGTTAGGTTACCAGTTCCATCCATTGCAGGTGTTGTGGTGAATGTTGTTGTTGAAGGTGTACTGAATACTGTGTATGTTTGCTCAGTAGTAGTTGTGTTTGAAGTACCACGTGCAACATAGATAACGTCTCCAGCTTGTAACTGGTGAGCAGAACCAGCAGTTACTAGTGTATAGTCAAGTGTAATACTTGGGTCAGTAGCACCCTGAATGTTATCAGTTAGAGCAACAGCAGCGTTAGAACCATCTACAAGGTAGATACGTCTTTGAGCACGATCAATACCACCAACTAATGTATTAGAAGGAACAGCAGTGTTTCCTCCTACAACCATTCCGATGGTGATGTTGTCCATGATGGAGGCAACATTGGGGAGAGTGATGTAATCGTTACCAATAACTCCAATACACACGTTAGAGTTATCACCCTTTGTTAGAGTCGTAGCAGCAGCACCTGAAGCAGCATCAGCAACACCTTGAACAGCAAGAGGCATGTTATTTGCTCTTACAATATAGTAACCATAAACATTACCAGCAGCACCTGAGAATGTGAATGTTTGTTCAGGGTAAGTAGCAGTTGTTACAACGTTGGCAGTAGAGTCTTGGTTGATCTTCCACTGACCGCCATTTAGGAGAATACCATATTGGTCTGTATAATCGTATCTTGCTTCTGTACGATTGTTTACGCATGTAGGATAACCTGTGTTTACAGTATTACCGTACTGGTTTGTGTTACCATTCTGGTATGGCTCATAGTAAGCCGTTGCACTAGGCACATCCGCTTCAGCAGGGGTCGTGTCACTTGTGTAAAGTTTGAGAATAAGATCTCTTGGTGCGTTGTCTTCACGGTCTAGAACAAAATTGTTCTGGTTGACGAGATAACGAAGTGACTCCAATTCACCAATATTAGGTACTAGCAGTGCCATTTAATTTGTCTCCAAAAATCGTTGTGTGTTGCTTGCTTACGTTTATTTATAAAATAAATCTCCCTCTGATATTTATCAAAGGAAAACTTTCAGTGATAACATGAATCTACGGATCTGATTTACTTGGTCAACCCTGAACCTGAGCATGTCTCCAGCAATAATATCAACGTCCCATGCAGACATATTATCACTGAATGCTTTCAGGTTACCACTGATTTGTGGCTTATCACTTCCACAAATAGTTTGGAAGTTAGGGTAATCATTAAACGTACATTTCTGTACATCTAATATAAGAATTCCAACAGCATCGGCAGTTAATGTCCATGACTGGATCTTTCCAGTAACATCAATCGCCAATTCTCCTTTCGGTCCATTGTTCATATCAACAGAACCACTACCGTAAACAAAATTAATTGTTCTAGTAAGGTCAGCAGTTGTTGAGGTCGCAACAATGAATGCAGGATCTCCAAGGTCGGGTGCAGTAGAAAAGGTAATTTGACTACCACTAACTGAGTAGTCTATACCTGGATGTTGTATCACTCCATTGATTGATACAATCAACTGTGCATCATTGGTTGGAGTGTAAGCAACTCCATTTTCCGTTAAATTGAATACAGTAGCAACTCCATTGAACCCTGTATTGATAGCATCTAAAACAGCATTATTGTGCTGTAGATACTTCGCTGGAATATCATAAGTAACCCCTACAGCATACTTTTTCTGAGCTTCAGAAACTACGCTATAGTTCTGGTTTTGTACTGATACATTATAGGTAGGCATCAGGAAACTCCAGGTGTTACTTCAAGTATTCCTTCAATAACTCTTGACTTAGTACCCGAAGGTGCGGTCAGGAGAATATCATAAACATATCTTCTAGCAGTTAGACCTGTCGTTGCAGTATTGTCTAAACTAACTTTAAGTTGTCCATTATATCTATCTGGAAAATCAACTGCAAAGTCAGTAGATGTACTAGAAGTATAACTCTTCTTAATCTTGGCCACAGCAGTGTAACCAGTTAAATTTAATGGGGTGGTGTTTGCTTCATTTTGAATATTGAAGGTCGCACTAAAATCGGTTCCCTTCTCACAAATTAAATTTATTGGTATAGCAGCCATCTGACAAATAAAGAACCCCTCACTATTTAGCAAGGGGTAAGTTTATTATATTAACCTTCTACAGTTGGAGGTGCTTCTGTTGGAGCATCTTCACCTTCTGTAGGTGGTGGTGTTCCCTCTGGAGCTGGTTCTTCACCAGTTATAATACCGATTGTTTCTAAACCACCTTGTAGTTTAGTACGGTACTCTCTCAAACGGATAAGTTCTGCTTCTGCTTTTGAAATTTTATCATTAGCATCAGCAAGTTGTTTTGTGAACTCGTCTTTTAGACTCGCTGGATCCATTGCCATTATAGTTGATCGATCTACTACAGTATATATTATAGCACACTTATCTCATTTCCGACAACCACCATGTCCAAACCTTTAGGGAAATTCTTTGGTTTGCTCATGATTGGTTTACCAGCAAGATTCATACTAGTATTAAGTAATATGGGAAACTCCAGTACTTGCAACAGTTTATAGTAACTCTCATTCTTCTGTGTTACCGTTTGATACCTACATGTACCATCCACATGAGTTATTGATTCCAATCCTGGAGCAGCAGTTTCTCCAACATAAAGCATATGTGGATTCTGGATATCCGTATCAAATATCTGTTTCTGATACCCTTCTAATATAGATGCACCAAATGGTCTATACCCTTCTCTCTTCTTAATAAAGTTAATTTTCTTCTTAGCATTATCAATATATGGATTCATAAGAATTGATCTGTTACCCAATGCTCTAGGTCCGATCTCTCCATATCCTTGATACCATCCAACTATCTTACCTTCCTTTAATGCATGTGCCACTTTAGCAACTGTCATATCAGAAACTGGTTTCTCTGCAGCAATATCTTGTTGATGGTACTCAACCACAAAAGGATCTATATTATTCTTTCTTCTTAAAAATTCTAAAGCACCTAATGATAATCCTTCATCAGCACAATGTGCTGGTATGACTAAGTTTTTAAATACATTTTTTAATTTTGTATTCCATATAACATTCTGAGCTACACCACCAGTGTATGTAATAACATCATTATCATGGTATGCATACTCTCTAAAGAAATCAACTAATACTTCACCAATATGTTCGTGTACAGTCCTTATCCAGTTTAATTTGGATATACCAAGAGTACCAAACATATCTCTCTCAAATGCTTTATATCTACTATCTTCAAATATTCTTCTAATATTATGCATAGTCTTTGGTAAAATCCTAGCATACTCATTCATGTAAGTACCATAAGACTGCAATCCCATCAATTTACCAGCAACATCTAAATCACAACCTGCTTTAATACTAAGAAGCTTACCAACTCTGATCATCTCACAACCAATAGATCCATGTTCATCACAGTAACCTCTATCAACTACTTCTCCATTTCTAAAGACAGACCAACTATTATTCTCATCACCAAACCCATCTATAACTATATGCAAACAATTCTTTTCAAATGTGCTAAGAGCATGTGCATAATGATGATTTACCCTATAACAGTTATCTGATACAGTAGGATATTTGATAGCAGGGAAAAACTCCTCGTTATCAACTGGTAGATCATGAACCCAAGGATCAATAACTATTGCTATCTCATCTGCTTCCTCTGGATCATCACCAAATATATCTTTAAAATCTTTCTTCCAAGAATGTAAGTTACTATATCCATGATGCTTTACATCATAGATTCTTTCAGACTTAAAGTATCTTACAGTCTTACCATCATAATATGATACATTAGAGTCGTGTTCACACAACCTCAAACCAATCAGTTTCATAATAAAGTTATTCTAATTACATATTAGCACGAATCATAGATTTTAGCACCTCTATCTCTGCTCTTAGTTCAGTTATTTCTCTATCTCTCCTATCAGATAATTTACGTGCAGCTCTCACTGCTTCAAATGCCTTTCTATCACTATTGATGATAGCACCTGTGGATGAATCTCTATAAAGACCATCCTCACCTTCAACTTGTATATTCATTAGAATGACGCTACTGCTCTTAAATCTTGTAATTTTGGTACGTATGCTGGATTGTCTGAATTCATAACAACTTTAACCGCAAACGAAGTAAACTCAGGTAGGTTATTAACACTAAATGGAATCTCTTGATATGAACCTTGCTTCTCGAATAGACCAGATATTTCATTCTCTGCAGTAGCGGTGATATCTATATCAGACTTACCATCTACATTAAAGAATTGCCACTCAAGATCATCAAAGTTAATCTCACTAGACTCTTCCTTAAACTTATAAAGAACCTTGATATCACTAGTATTTCTAATGTTAGCAGTGACCTTAACATCAATAGATGTACCAGGATTCTCTATAGAGATTTCTTTAGTAACGTACTTAGCAATACCAGATGTATTCTTGGAAGAATCTTCTGATACATAACCAACACCTGTTTGATAAGACATCTTATTGATCTCCCACCAATTATCTGTGCCTGTTGGTTGACCAGTAAATTGTAAGTAATCACCTGATCTAAAGATATCTGCTGTTTGAGTTGTAATATCTGCACTTCTATTAAATGCACTTCCTCCAGTTACTGCTGAAGTAAAGTCATCATTGATAGGTTGCTTATTATTAAATACAACTAATTCTCTACTATTATTATCCCAATCAATTATAGTTCCACTGATCTTTTCGGAATACAATTCATCATTATCTACTGCTGATTCTTCATTAACATTATATCCAGTTATTATACTACCCAATTGGAAACTTGGTACTTCTTCAGTAGCACCATTGGAACTAATTGTAACAGTTTTACCAACCAAATTACCAGAACCAGTAGACTGAGATTGGAATGTTAACACCTCTCCAGCTTTAAACTGTCCAGTATTCTTAAGTTTAACTGTAAGAGCATGGTTAGTTGTATCGTAATTTAAAACAACTCCACTACCACCTTGCAATCCAGCAACTTCTGATGTAGTAGTATTTGTTGTGGTATCAACATTTTGACCCACAGTAATCTCAATTCTATTAGAAGAATTGTCTAGGTTTCCTTCAATAAGGAATGTATAGACCTTATAAAGATCTAGAATCTGATTCTGTCTTCCATATCTTGATTCAAATCCAGTAGGATTCTCAATTCTATTTGAAATAGTCTTTACAGTACTAGTTCTTAGATCAATTGCTGGACTCAAGTGAGATACAGTAGATGATAGATCTAACTTATAGACTAAAGATTGTGAAATATCATTTTTCAATTCATTAATTCTAGATGCAATGATCTTTTGATTGATGAAGTAATGTTCTTGACCTATAAATGTCTTCTCGTAATCGGATTGAGAATAAGAAGCATAGTTAACAGGACCATTATCTACTGGGATAATATTGGTTGTTTTAACAGAAGAATCAATTTTTGTCTGTGGGAATGAAAGATAACCGATATCAGCATATAATTTTTCAAACTTCTTATTAATAGCAATCATTCCATTAGAACCACCATCAATGATATTGGAACTTGCTTGAGAAGTAGAAACAATATTGAAAGTATCTACACCACTATTAACAACTTCAAATAAAGTTGTATTCAAATTAGCAGCACTTATACCACCAGTAGATTCCAATCCTTTAAAGAAGACATATGATTTACCACCATCTTCAAATCCATGATCTCTATGTGTAATCTCAATGTAATTGTTATTTCCTCTGAATCTCTTCAATGTAGAACTACTGCTAGACTCAGCACTTGTACGAACTGAATTAGGATACATTGTTTCATAACCAATGTTTTCATTAGTTAACATCACACTTCCAGATCTAGAAACATCAAATTCTGCTCTCTTAAGTTCAAACTTAATATCTTCTCTAAGATCTTCATGCCACTCATCTACGTTCTGAGACCTATAAACAGATCCTAAACCAGGTTGAGCTGTTACAGTACCAGAACCTGCTGCTGCACCAACTTCAGATGCCCAGACTTCATATTCAGTTGAATCTGTTTCAACAACAAATGCATACTCACTATCATTCTGTAGATAAACAGGATGATCGAATGCAAAGTATGTACCAACACTACCAGCAACATCAGTTGTTAAGTTAGTTGCTACACCCATTCTAACACCTGGTGTATCAGTTGAGACGATTGCTTGTACAGCACCACCAGAATTACTATTTCCTGTACCAGAAATAACAATAGAAGGAGCACTTGTATATCCAGAACCAGATATAGAAACTTCTGAGTTAAATAACTTACCACCAGATATACCTAGAGATCCAGTAGCAGTTGTACCACCTGGTAATTGTGGACTCTCAATAGTCATGGATGCTGTATCATATCCAGTACCAGCACCAATAACTTTTAGATCAATAACTCTACCAGAATCCTTAGCAATAGTAACACTGATGTTAGTATTGTTTGTAGCATTAGCAAGAATTATAGAAGGAAGATTAATTGTCTCTGATGGGGTAAATGATACTCCATTGTTATTAGAGAGAACTAATGTGTATACCTGATCAGCAGAAAGAGGTATTCTATTAGCATTTCCAGGTAACACTTCTATACCAGTCTTATCAAATACTTTTTGTACTGGACCTGATGCACCAGACTGTATACCAGATGCTATTTCCCCAATCTCAATAGTAGTCTCTTGAGACACATATATTTTAAGGAATGTCTCTGGTGAGATAGTCTTCTCTGTACCAGGAATAACATAGTTACCTGGTTTACCACTAACAGTATTTGTTAGATATGTTCTTACAGGTATAGCAGATGCTTTCTTGTTAAAGAATAGAGTTAATCCAGTAACAAAGCATCCACCTTCAAGATTTTCGACCTTGAATGTCTGAGCAAGAGGATTAGGTCTCTTCTCATTCTGGTTGGATACTATTTGCTTACCTTCATTAGACTTGAGATATGCAGGTAATGTTGAAACAATACTTGAAGGATTAGAAGGTAGAATTCCTGTAGGATAATACTTAACCTCTGTATATGTTTCTACATTGTCTTTATTACTATCTGTAGAACTTGAAGTAAATCTAATTGTTTTTTCACCAGTTGTGAATTGTAGTTGCTCAGAACTGGTATCATAACTTGTGTTATAGAGATAGTGGTTCCAAGTACTTCCTTGTGTTGGAGCATAGCCATTTGGAATAATGATAATACCGCTTGCATTACCACTAGCATCAGTAACAATAGATGAACCAAATGTGGATAATGAGTTAGCAGGTTGTCCTGTAAATCTAAGATCAGGATTAGTCCACCTACTAATATCTCTACCTTCCATAAATGGATAGATTGTAGTATTAGGTTTCATCCTACGAACAGTAAATTTAACTGCTCTTGACTTAGCAAATTGTTGTAATGATGTAGCAACAGATGTTTCACCAACTACCTTAGTCTGAAGACCTTTACCAGTCTCATTATTTTGTGGACTGATATTAGAAGAACTTCCTATATTAGCAATTGTAACAGTAGATGCTACTTGATCGGAATTAATATCAGAAAGAGGTCCGATATTAAAGAAGTTTTGATTTGATCCTATCCAGTTAACTGAATATGAATTATACAAACTAGAATATGCTTCACGCACATTATCCTTAGCAAGGAAAATAGTATACAATGAAGTATTATTATCTGCTACTAAAGGTGCGTCTGTATTTTCATACCATGTATCTACTGGTGTATCAAGTGATGCATCACCAACATACTGAATAACAACAAATGGGTTTGGATTGATAGTCTTTGTTGCAAATGGATTATCAATCAATTTCAATTCGTTGTATGGAAGAGTTATGAGATCACCAGACTTCTTATAACCAGAAACTACTCTCTCATCCTCTTTTGTATTAACTTCTTCCAACCTAAATGAATCTTCTTTAGATTGTGCTCTCAATACAGATTGTTTTGTATCGATAGAACAATTATAATCAATAGATTTAAGGTGACCGATCTTATGTGTTTCAAAGTTGTCTACAACAAATCCACTCTTAAATCTTTCTAGTCCTACTTCATCCTTAATCTGCATATTTAATGCTTGCTGTTCAAGGACACTAAGTAGTGTATAGTATTCTAACCTCTCAACACGTTTCTCTAGCTTGCCGATATCACGCATTGTGTAACGCTTATTATCAACAGGTACAACCCTTACATCAGATGCATCTGTTGTATAAGCAGGTATGTAAAGATAAGATAATGCTATAGCATCATCAACTGCTTCAGGTCTTGATGGGTTTAGTGAAGAATTACCTTCCTTAACTATAAATTCACCCTTCTTAGTCAAGAAGATACCATCAATTCTATCTAAGTATTGATTCTGATAGAATGAAATAGTATATCCTAGGTTAATATCAGATGCTGGACAACTTGATACAACACCGCCATCTCCATCAAAATCATTGAATGCTGAATTCTTGAAAATAGACTGGTTATTAAATCCTGTTATCGTTGCATTGTTATCAACCTTTGGTCTAAAGTCAATAACATCTCTGAGGTTGGTTATACCAAACACAGAAGAGTTGAATGATGGAATCTCTGTAGAAGCAACACCAGCTTCATGTAGATAAGAATCTACAGTACAGAAATCACCTTGGGAATGATCAAAGTAATCAAATGATACTAGAATCTGACCAGTAGGTAGATCAAAACCAGGTTTAATAACAATACGAGATATATCATAAAGAGTATCACGTTGACCATTATCAAATGTAAACCTATTTGTTACATCAGTACCACTGATTAAATTACCAGCACTATCAATTGTTGGTGGTGCAGTAGTAGATCCTTCATAGATGTAATTAACCTTCAATACATCAGAATAAGAAAGTGTCTTAATTTCAGATGACTGTTGATCTTGACCCCTCAAAGGAATAACATTATCTTTATTAGGATTGATAACAATTCTCTTATCCCTAATAATAGTTTTTAATCTTGGTCTTGCTTTAGTTAACTCTAGAGTAGCAGATAACTTAAGTTTAGGATACTCAGTACCACCACTTAAAGAACCAAAATAATTATCAGGTAATGTAACACTAACACTACCAGCAGTCAAACCTGTAGAAGCATCAACAGAACTAATAACTTTAACAGTATCTGCAGGTATGTAAATAATATCACCAGTATCACACTTGGTAGCATTACCTTTATCGTGAACTGTTATAACAAAATTATTTTCTGTAAAAGGTACAAACTTTTGAGTTCCATATTCTAGGTTTGCTTTAAATGTTAACTTACCACCAGATGTTGAGGTATCAAGTATAAAATCTCTTCTAGAATGGAATTTAATTGCAGTATCATCTGTTCCTTTAACAAGAGAAGCAATTTGCTTAGATCCTGTTGGGAATATCAATGAAGACTTAGAAGCATTTTCAATCTTTGGTCTTACTCTTAGTACAGATGTACTACTTACATCAGCAGGTAATAAAGAGTCAAGATAAATCCTTGATTTCTTAGTTCCTTCTGGTTTTGTAGCCTGCTGAACAATTGCTTTAATAAGATTGTTATTTGTATCAGAGAATTGAATTAAATCACCTTGTACTAATACCTTAGAAGCATCTCCACCAAATCCAGTACACTCAATATAACCTTTACCTACATTACCACTAAATGTAAAGTCTGTAACATTTGTACTTGTTACATATGATTCCCTTGATAATTCAATATCAGAGGTAAACAAGTTAGGTGGTTGTCCTCCTACAGGTGCTACACCAAATCTAGCCCACATAGACTTAACATTCTGTGGTGTGAATGTTTGAATAACATTCTTAAACAGAACTGCATGTGCCTCTGCAACATTAGATGGAGAAGCAGTTGTAGCAATTGTTACAATTGGAGGTTGTGCAAAAGTGGATTGAACAGCATTTCTATCTGCGATAGTAATTTTATATACTGCTGCACCATCTAAAGCTGGAGATATAACTGCTGGATCGTATGTAATACCACCAACATTAACTGTAGTTATTCCACCACTATATCCAGCACCCCTTTTATCAACAACAAAGTGTGATATAGTATTCTCTCTAGCAATTCTTAATGCTTTACCATCTTCATCAAAGATAGTTTCACCTTCTTGGAAAGTTCCAGAAAGAACTTTAACAAAAATTCTATCACCACTAGATAGTCTTCCATCTGCAGATCCTTCAATTACTGCATATGCTTTACTCTTAGATCCAGTGATATACCTACCAGATTCAAATGAACCATCTGGTATAGTACTATCAAGCTTAATCTGAGTTAAGAAAGTTGGATTAAAGTATGATAACTTAAATGTTGTGTTGTAGGAAGATGTTGCTCCTATTCTACCTTTTGAAAGAATAGTATCTGCATCTTCATTAAATCCAATTCCTCTTTCTTGTAATGAGAAATTCTTTGGTTTAGCAAGACCAATTGTAGGAATTATACTATCAGTATAAGAAACTACTTTAGCCCATACTGCACCACTAGTATTATTCTCTGCATTGATCTTTGCACTAGTACTACCATCTGCTCTGAATAATCTAGTAAGTTTCTTTACATTATTGAGTCCAGTGGAATCATTATCATCATATTCTTTAATTGCATCAATAACATCTCTTCTTCCAGCAATAGTTAATTCAATACATTGCTCAGTTCCTAAGAAAGATGTGGGGAAACTAGCGGATGAACCATCAAACTTAGAGTATGATAGAACAGTTAATTCTTGTGCATCATTTGTTTGACTGGAAGTTCTAACAGCAAGAGTACCAAGTTTAGATTCCCAATCAGAATTAACAACATCAGCAAATGTATAACCAGATGTTTGGTCTACAACACTAATAATAATTGTCTTGATTGCATGGTCTGAAGTGAATACCTCAGTTCTTCTAGAGCGTGTCTGTTTATGAGAATCAATCTCACCATTTGCTCCAAGACCATCAGTAGTAGGTTCTGTGTTATTCTGACCTAATGATCCATCACCAAACACGCCATTGAGATAAAGTGTTGGGTAAGATGATAAATCTGCACCAAATGCATTTAGAGGAATAGAATTATATGTGTTAGTTAGATAGAAACTACTCAATCCAGTATGCTTGAGAGTAATATTATCTCTTGCTAATGTTTCTCTAGATTTGTTAATAGTTACGTAACTACTCTCCTTATTAACAATCTCATATCCCTTAACATATGCTTTACCTGGTCCAAGAGTAGCAACCATCTTCTGAGTTGCATCAACCTCTGATATTCCATTAACTAAACCAGTAGATACATTCTTAGCATATATCCCTTTATTACCAGCCTTCTGATAATACTCCCTTACATCAGTAGAAAAATCTTCTACAACATAATCACCAGACTCATCAAATGTTCTTCTTGCTAGTGTCTCTTCAATTATGTTATAATCTGCTGCCTTAACTTTTCTTTGTACAGAACCTTTCTTAACAGTAAGAAGCTGAATAAAATTACTATCTGTAGAAGCATCAAGATCATATTTGATCAATCCTAATGTTACAGATAGTCTATGAGCACCAGGTGCTGAGAAGTTTGCAAATCCTCTTGCTTGATCATAGAGTGTTGAGTCTTCTTCAGGTGTGACTAAAGACTCTGTGATCTTAAATCCTACTTTAGCAGATGGAATATCAATGAATGGTTCTAGAATAAGAAGTTCAGAGTTATTCCTTACAAATTGTCCATTAATAAAGTAAATACCTTCTTCTACTTGTACAGCAGAAGCAAATCCCATTGCTGGACTGTTATAAGAGGTCTCTACAGCAGTATCTGGGTCTTTTAACGTAACAGTAGTTGGAAGTACGCTACCGTCCGTTCCAACGACCAATAAGGGTGTGTTAACACCGTCTACAACCTCTAATGTTTCCCCTTGACGAAATGTTGCTTCATTGCTTGCATTTCCACTGCTTGTATAGTTTACATAAACAGTATCAGATGATGTAGTAGTAGCATAACGAGTTGCAACAACAGTACCAGTAACGCCAGATGTGATGCCTTTTAAAACCTGACCTTTAAGTAATGCTATATCATATTTTTTGAAGACAACATTATCTCCCTCCGTTACAGCAACTTCTGTAACAGATGATAGTTTAACATAGTCTAATCTATTGTTCAGTCCAACTTCACCAGGAATGACCAAATCACCCTGTTTGAATTTATTACGTCCTATAGATTCAATCTGATTCTGGAGAATAGATTGTAACTGTGTTAGCTCTCTGGCTTGTATCGAGTATCCAGGGCGAAAAAGAATTCGATAAAAATTCTTTGACGCATCATAGTCGTCATAATATGGTGATACGTTTAGGTTCGTCTTTTGTGGCATCGTAAACCAAATCTATCATGGGAAAATTAGAATTCGATTACTAGCTTGATGTCCTCAATTTGGTCAGCAGCTCTAGTAATAAGTCTCCTGTTCTCTATGTATACGAGTTCTCCAGAGTTAGATTTGATCTCAGGTGTCGCCAAACCGCTTGCAAATGTTACACCTTCAAGAGTTGAAGAGTACGATGTATTAACATTAACAGATACAGATGTACCAGCATCAGTAATAGCGTTAGATGCATCAGAAGCAAATGCTCTTACAATACCTGAATCTGTATGTGCTGTTGGTGACTGGAAGTACTTAAGAACACCAGTTGTGGTGCTTGAATCGTCTAGTTTCCATGAAACAACGGTTCCTTTAGCAGTTCCACCAGTTACAGTCTGTGAAATTATATTATCTTTTCCGAAAGAGGAGCTAGTAAGACCAGTTCCAGTAACTCTTACAGCATAGACACCAGAAAGTGTGTTTGCAGTAGCAAAGTTTGATGATCCATACTGAAGTGGATCCTTAATAAGTCCGATTCTACGGAAGTCATTATCAACTGGGAAGTCTCCAGATCCTTCTGCATAGGTCAAACGGACGTTGACCATAACACGCTTACCATTAAGCTCTTGTGCTAAATCAGCACCATGTCCACCTGCAGGGGGAATGATAACTTCAAGAGATCCACGAGCAGAAGCAGAAATAGTCTCAGATGTACCTAATGTACTATCAGAGAATAAACCATAAGCATCTCCACCAGCACCAGTACCTGTACCAGTTACCAATGCAACTGTACCATAGGTATATCCTGTACCAGCAGCTTGAATAATGGAAGAAGTGATTGCACCAGTACCATCTGTCTCAATCTTAACTATACCGCCTGTTCCATCTCCCAGAATAGGAGCATAAAGTGAAGAAGCACCTGTCTTGTTAGCAGGTAGAGCACTACCAGCACTTGAAATAAGTACTGTATCAATAGCACCATCTACAGCAGCAGTACCAGCATATGTACCGATAGGCATAAAGTCACTGGATAGGAAATCCATGACCTGTTGTGTAGTCATTGTATAGAGATACTTCCAACGATATCCATCGTTAGGACCTGTGTATACTCCAGTAACATAGTTATTTGCTGTGGTAGGCATATCAGCAGCATTAGCACCACCAGGAGTTACGTCTTCTTTATTATAAAGACACTTAAATACTTCATAGTTGCTGTTCATTACATAGAACTTAGCAGCACTAAGTGTACTTGCTCCTGTAGCAGCAGACTTAGCAGTACCACCTGAAGCAGGTGCAGCACTGTAGTCAGGCTTGTACATGTCGAACTTAGGGTTGGTAACTGTGTTCCAGTTATAACGAGTAACTACAGAAACAACATTAGACGACTCTACCCTTTTCGCAGCAATCAGTTCTTCATAGATTTTGAACTTCTCTGTCTGGTTGTCCAGTGGAGCTGGTGCATTCGTTTCATCGGCAATACGATACACACCACCTACAGCCTCAGCACCAGTGTCGGCAGCACTAGCATATCCTTTAATTACATTACCAGCAGTCGGAGTACCAGCAGCAGGGCTTGGACTATGAACTAATAGTGAACCAGGATTGACCTTACGCACAGTTGCCTTCCATGTCGTAGATCCATATGCCGTAGCACCCGAAGCACCAGCGTCATACACTTCATCTCCCACATTAAATGCAGTAGCATTGGGATTATAGATCTCTAAATACGAATCCCATTGATCTGAACGACCAACGAAGAAGTACATACGAGATCGATCTGCACTGGTGTCATTAGCACCTTCAGTGAGTGATTCTAGAAACTGTTGAGCATTAAAAATGCGAAACTTTTCTGATATGATTGCCGACATAATTGAAAATTGGGTAGTTTTGTACTACAGGATATCCGAGTTATTTATATTTATACTTGTCTAACTAGCGTTCCTGCGGAGATTGTTGCTGGAGCAACTGAAGCAACACCTCTTTCGGACGTGCTGTTTGTGATAACATCACCTATGTTAAGGGTAGCATTAACAGTACCACCTGTAACTGTGACCACGTTACCTGAGTTATAATCTAATCCACCAGTATAGACTGTGACTGCTGTTAGAGCACCGCCTACTGCTGTGTAACTTACTTGGAAACCTGTTCCGTCACCACCTGTACATGTAGCGGTTCCTGAGTTAGGATAACCAGTACCAGTAGTATTAATAGTCAAAAGATTATCTAACACCGCACCATTATATTTAATCACAAAACGATCAGATAATTTAGACGAATAATTTATGTAGTATTCTCCAACTTGCAAATTACCAGTAGCATCAAACGCTGTAGTAGATGGAACCATTACATATGCATCACCCCACGATAAATCAACATCAAGAAGATCTGCCTTCTTAACATCTACACTACTTGCTATAGTCATAGCAGGTGCTATAGAATTCTGTGTAATAGCGACTTCTCTACTAGAAGTTGCAGCTGCTTTTGTAAGTATTTGCTTAACTGTATTACCAGGAGTTGCTAATATAGAAACAATATTATTGCTAACAGTGCTTTCCTTCGGTTGAAGAAGAATCTCCTGTGTGATAGTTGGTGCAGATACATTTCTAAGTAACTGCTGAGTTACTTCCAATACATTATTTTGAGATGAAACAGCAGCAACACTATGAGTAAACTCATAAGCTAACTGTGTTGCTTCACCAACAGATGAGAATGTAGTTAAAGCATTCGTACCTGTAATTGTCTGCTGTAGGTGTTTGATATACTTAGTATCAAATGTTCTATGATTTTTAATCACTTTGTAATTACGAGAGATATTAACAACTGGTACAGAAGTATATCCACTACCACCTGCATCAAGAATAACATCAATGACTTCACCACCATCTACAACAACATGTGCTTTTGCACCACCACCTGCATTATCAGATGTTTCAAATGTAAGTTGTGGTGGTGTATCATATTGATATGCATCAGGGTTCTTACTAAGATCTCTCTTATTCCAAGTTAGAGAAGTAACTACTCCTCCATCCAGAACTGCCTTCACATCTAATCCTTCACCTCTCGATAAACCATTATAATTGCTAACTGTGACAGTTCCAACACTGTCACTAGATGCTTGAGTATCAGGAACAAAGTTCAATGGATTAATTCTACTAGGAACCTTTTTAACAGTCCTGTATTCTTTCTCTCCATCAATTAAGATCTTATCACCAGGTTCTAAATTGGTCATTGCTGGACGGACAGTATCATACAACCAACCAGAAGTGTCCTTCTTCATAACTCTCTTACCATCTTCTGTAGCATATGTTACAGTATTAGTAGCAGTTGAAAGATCAACTTCAATATAAGGAGCATTTATAAAGTCAGTATTAGCAGCAATTCTTAAAGGTTTGCTAAAATCTATAGTAGGGTTCTGAGCACTCATAACAAATTCCCATCCACCTGACACCAAACCATGACCCCTAACCATACCAACAGTATGATATTCATCGGGAGTAGGATATGTGTTATCAGTGAACTGCCATATTATCTGTCCATCCTTAGCATCAGAGAATGTAGAATAAGCGGAATCTAATCCAGTAACATTGACTGTTATCTCATTCATAAACAACTCAGATTCTATATTATAAGCATTGAGTATTTGATTCTCAGAAATACCAGTCAAAAGAACCATATCAACAGATTGTCCTTTAGTGAGTGCTTGAGAGAATGTTACACTAGACTCATTAACAGTGTATGAACGAGATCTCTGTTGTAGTATACCATCAACATAAACAAATAAGAATCTATCATCATCTACTACAACAACATCTCTTGTTTCTTCATCTCTCATTGTAAATGGACCTAGAACAGAACCATTGAAATTATTTTCATCTACAATGAGTCTTCTATAACCACTAACATTATGTGCAAAGAACTTCTCTACAGCAAGAGGTTCTTGTACAGTCAAAGTGTTTAGATTTTGTTTCCACTTAGGTGCTTCTGAGAATATGATAGTATCAGGATCAGTAGCACCAGCAGATCTCTTTATAAAATATGAATTATTTCTTGGGAAAGTATCGTCATACTTAGCATTTTGGAATATACCATTAACACCAACAAATAGGTTATGACCAACAGATGTTTTAACAGGTGTGTTATCAGTATAGTATAATTCAAACTCTTTATTATCATCGTTGAAGTAATCTGGTAATGATTTTTCCACAGTTCCAGAATTCAATATTGTTTTAACATTCAAATATAAGGAATTCAACGCAGAAACAACATCAGAACATTCTGTGAAGATATCTTCCTTAGCAAGTATATTAATATTTGTATAGGTAGGTGTTGAAGACCAGTTACCAATCCTCTGATTATTATCAGAAGTCTTTTCTATTGTGTATGGTCCCTTAGTGAGAATATTCGCAACAATATCATTGTAAGTATTCAATGTTTGTTCTACATCAGCACATGCACCATAAGCAGTTACAGGATCTGGAAGAATAGCATCTGTATATGGTGCAATAGTTGTATATGTACCAGCAGTAAGAGAATTTCTCATAGCAACAATCATAATCTCTTTTGCTCTGTTATATGCTGCTATACTTTCATCTTTTTGATCTACAATGTGAGCAAGTTTAAATCCATTGTAATATCTTTCTGCGAAATCTACAATGTTAGAGTTACCACCATATCTTAAATGATAAACAACAGCATCTACCAAATATCCAGTATCTCTCTTACACTTATCTTCATTTGGAATCATAAGTGATGGATATGATGCCTTTGTCCATCCAAGAACTTCTTCAACAATATAATTCTTATTCTTCTGAATTAACTTAGCAGCATCCATAAACTTACCAGTATTAGTTCTACTGAATGAGAATGTAACCTCATCTATTTGATTAATAGATGAATATATTGTAGTTGTAGCAGAAGGTGCAACATTCAAAGTACCACTATTTGTAACAACTGTAGGACCATAATTAGTCTGACCAGTAGTAGTAACAAGTGTAGTAATTGTCTGTGCAGCATATGAAAGATTACCGTCTCTAGAAACCCTAATTCTAGTAGGACTTATAATTTCAGTAACAGTAGTACCAGGATTAAATTGACCACCAGTTGATACCTGCATACCAATGCATATTCCTAATGTTGATGGTACATCAATAACATCAACACCTTGTGTTACAACGCAGTTCTTTAATGAGATATCCCAGTTTCTTGCTGCAGCAACACATAGATTCATAGCATACTCATATGCCTCTATACTTTCTGTTAACTGAGCATTAATGTATGCTAAAGAACCATCAGCAAAGTATTTCTGAGCAGCATCATAAGAAGCAGAGTTACCACCAAATCTTAAATCATGCTCATATGCATCTACAACCAATCCAATATCACGCATACACTTAGATTCTAATGTATTCCAAGTAAGTGATGGATACTTAGCTTTGACGTATCCTACCGCTTCTTCTTGGATAAATTTACGGTTAAAACGTATTTGGTTAGCAGCGTCAATCCATGTTCCTTCTCTTTGGAAGATCTGTCTTATCTTTTTCAAATAAGTCGCATTTTGAGACGGATCCTTAAACTGGAACAATCTTCCTAAGAACTTAGTGGATTCTATGGTATTGTTGCCCTCTATTCTCTGACCTAAAGGTGCAGAAGCAAATGTTATTTTATTACCATCAACAGTATATGCAACTTCTGGTTCCTGTAATATAGCATCTAGTGTTACGGTCAACGCCATAGCATTGTATGGAGTTATAGGTGCATTTGTAGATTTATCAATAATAGTAAACTCTCTAGTACCAGCAATATTACCATTAGAATCAAAGTCACCATCAAATGCTGGTGTTAACTTGATATCTCTAGCAATCAATCCAGATGTATCAGCAGCTTGCTCTGTTACAGATCCAGTACCATCAAGAACATTGATATTTTCAGATAAATTAATTATTGTTTGATGATGTCTCTTAGTACCTTGTATAGTTGCTTTGTTTGTCTCTTCATTCCACAACTTTAAAGTAGAAACTTGTGATGTTTTAGAGTTATCACTAATCTTTACAGCACCAGCAGACTCTACATTCAATTCACCAAATAATTTGAATCCAGCAGGGTGTACAGACTCCTTAATTAAATCTCTCCAATCATCAATGATAGTGTTAGACTCAACAACATAAGAATAGTCTTGATAGAAATCATTATCTGCTATCTTATGAGTTCTTACACCAACCTTACCTTTATCTGAAGTAAATGTTCCTAGATTATCGTAGTATGATTTTAGATCAACAGCAAATTCTGTTTTTAATACTTTAAGAACCTTACCAGTAGCATTACTTGCTACACCTAGTACATTTGTACCACTAACAAACTCTCCAGATTCTACTGATACCTTAAGAAGATTAGATCCAGGTCTCCATCCATTAGGAACGACACGACCAATAGAATTACCTTGCCTAACTTGTTCTCCATTTAAGAAATTATCTGTGGAATCAACAATAAGAACATCACTACATGAATGTCTCATAATAGTAGACGTATCATTCCAAATACCAGAACCATTGAATTCCATTTCAACATTCTTAGTGATACCAATGTTATCACCTAAAGCATATGCTCTAATATCAGATTCAATAACTTTAAGATCTGGTTTGTATGTGTAGTTCTTACCTTTGTTTATTACATTGACTCTAGCAATCTTATTATCAGATGTTTTGAGTACTTCAAATCTTGCTTCTGTACCATCACCATTTGATACAACTACCTTTGGTTTGGAATAATTAGAACCTGCTGTATTAACTGTTACATCAGTTATATTCTTATTAACAGAATCCCAATGAGCAGTTACAGTTGCAGCATAAGCAGAATGTAGCTCACAACCCTCAACAATAGGAACCTTCTTATATCCAGATCCAAGATTAGCTACTTTAATAGAATCAATACCACCAACAGCAGAACGTGATTCAGATGTATACTTGATAGTACCAGTACCATACCATTCTGGCTCCTGATTCATCTCGTATACAAATCTATCTGCTGTAACAAATGATACCTGAACTCCCTGTGATATAGCACTACCACCAGTAGTAAGAGCATCAGTAATAATCTGTCTACCTTGTAGAGGATCATTAACTATCTCCATGTAACTATCACTGTCTACTATAGAAGTAGAAGGACCAATACGAATAGTATTATCTCCATTACTTCTAGTTCTGATAATAGATTTGTAATAATATCTCTGATACTGCCTAGCAACTCTATCATTGAGTGTACCAGTTAGATCAACTGCACCCAATCTAGGACCATATCCAAACTTAACATATGCATATGAACCAGGTGTACCTGGAGTACCAACATTAACTACTTCAGGTGCAATGATATTATCATTCTTACTTGGTGATATAATAAACTCAGAATCGTCATTAGTAAAATGACTTAGATCAAATCTATACTGGTAGAATTCCTGAATTCCTATGTTAGGAGAAATACTATAGGGACCAGTTTCAGAATCTGCAATCTTTGTTACGATCTTGTAGTCAGAAACAGTAGTTATCTTAATAGTTTTTTTAGGATTTGACTCATCAAAGAAAGTTGACTGGTCACCTACCTTATAAGGAGTATAATCTCCTGAATTGAAGAAGCTCTGATTATGCTCAACTATTAATTTTTTATTGGAATATGAAAGGATAACGGGATCTAATGCATCAACTCCCGTTAATGAAACTGTATTACCTACAGTGAACCTATAATCTCCACCATACAATGATACAACTTCATCATCAAAATGATCTATATCAGAAGTACCTTCTTGTGCTCGTGTGACAGTTACAGAAGTGTCACCTATATTAATTACCTTAACTACTTCATCACCAATCTTAAGTAAATCATTCTTAGCAAGACCAACTATAGTATCAATATTCATAGTAGTCTCACCTGCAGCGAAACCAATATGATCTACACGAACTCTCAATCTATTTGTGTTAGTGGAAGCACCAGAACGATTAAGATCTGCATCTAATACAGAAAGAACATCTCCTTTCTCATATCCAGATCCTTTTGTAGTAATTGTTACAGTTTGTACTACACCATTAACCACAAGTACAGTTGCTTTAGCACCAGTACCGTTACCACCAGTTAATGCTATATCCTCATATGTGTTAGATGTATAATCTGCACCACTATTAAGAAGATCTATTCTTCCAATACCAGCATCATTTAACTTTGTGGAAAACTCAGGTACTTCGACATCAATCTCTTGTATAGCACCTAACTGTACATACTTCGTAGTTGTTGTAATTGAATCATTAGGATCTATGGAAATGAAGATAGTATCTCCTACTCCTAATCGATGATCTCCATCAGTTTTAACTAATGCAATATTTGTATTAACTAGAAATGGAACTAATCCAGTACTCAAACTCTTAGTTGATAGTATCTCTGCACCAATAGTGTTAAGTAGATTGTTACTTCTTAAGTAATAACCTGATTGCTGATTGAAAGCACCTGACTCTACCTTTAACTTAACTGAGTTTCTCTTATCAGTAGATTCTATTACTTCCCCTTTAGCAGCAACATTAGTACCATCTGTTAATTCAACGGTTGCACCCTTTGTGAAAGTAGCATTGCTATTCAAAACAACATTGATGGACAATGTAGTGGAGTCAAATAATCCAGTACCATCAAACGTGCCTACAACGTCCTGTAAGACGAGAACCTTAGAATCTAATACATCGCCAACCACAATACCATAAGCACCGCTACTGGGTTGTGAGAGGGTGTCTCCTGAGAATACATAACAGTTCTCTGTAATCTGAACCTTTGCTACTCTTCTAGCATCTGTTGCTCTAACTTCAATTACATCCCTACCTTTAATAGAATCAACTGTACCAGATGCGTTAGATCCACTGGTATCACTATTATCTAAGAATAATTCAGATCCAACTTTAAAATTATTTGATGATGTGAATACAGAGAAGGAAGATATGCTACCAGGAGAAACATCTTTAGTAACAGCTCTAGTCTTCAATCCATTTTTAGGTATATCTGTAGTTCTAATACGAAGAGCATCTAGTGGTAAGTCATTCTGTGTCTGATTCTGATCGTAGTTAGCAGCAAGAGGTAGAGAATAGAAGTTCTCACCTATGATATAAGGATATACTGGTACATCTGTACTATCTAAAGTAATAAAGTATGCATATGTACCTTCAGGAAACTCAGGTGTTACACAATAACGCCCATTATTCCTATCAAGTGTAGATATTCTATCAGCATAGTAGTAATCTTGTATGAAAGATCCTAAAGCATATTCACTGATAGCAGGTCCATTAGGTCTAGTAGACTTTTTAACGTATCCACTAGTCATCCTTATGATAGCAGTAGTTGAATCTACTGGATCAGTGTATCCATAAGGACCGTATATTGGATTACCATCATATGCAAATCCAATTATAGGTGAATGATTGGTTCCTGTATCACTTAAGGATGTTTGGAGACTAGGTGAATAAGATAGAACACCATAATTATAGAAACCTTGATCATTAAGGTGCGAGAAACCATATTCTGTATCCTTGTCTGTTGTTATCTCATATCTGTTCTTAATCCATTCATAGATGGATGCAGTAGCAGTAGCACCAGAACCATCTGGTAAAATCTGTACTAGAACATTCTCTGCTGTATAGAAACTACCAGTATTTACTGGTGTTGTAGATATAATCTTACCTTCAGCAGATACAGCACAAGTGAACTCGGCAAATCTACCTTTACCAACTCTATCCACAATCCTAATAGTAGGAGGTGCAGAATAGTACTCACCAGCATCAGCAATAACTAAACTTGTAATTTTACCACCAGTAATAACAGGTGTTAATTCTGCATTTCTACCAGATATTACTTCAACAATAGGTGCAGATGAATATGATCCAGCATCAACTACATCAATTGTTTCAACAACACTACCAGAGAGTTTTGCAGTTGCTTTGTATGGTAAACCATTAACAAGAACAAAAGGTGCTCTACTATACCCTTTACCTTGTGTGTTTACAGTAATCTTTGTGATACCACCAGAGAACACACTGCCCTTATCTTTAGCACCATAAGCAAGTGTACCATCAACCATGATACCAATATCCTTTCTTGAGGATGCATAGATCTCAGTTGTAGTAAGAGGTCTCTTACGTATCGTTCTTAATATTGACTGATCTACAGGAGTTTTAGTAGCATCTATTGTTTGATTATAGAATGTAGTTCTCTTAGGGAATCCACTCACACAGAAATAATAATTATTCTCGTCACTAAAAATTTGATGTACACCTGAAATAGTATCGGCATTCTCACTTTGAGTCCTAGGGTCTCCTGATGTAACAGTTGAAGAACTGTCACTCATGTCCCATCTCACCTGACCTGCCTGGTTCTTAATGATAGAGTCTATGGTATCAAAACCACTATCTTCTACTACAACTTTTTCACCCTCTATACCATATGGTACAAGTTGCTTAGGTGATAAGTTATAAACGACTCCCAGGGCAAGGACTTCTACATTATTACCTATAAGCCTTTGGTTATCATAGATTGTTGAACCAGAATTATGAGTCGAAGTAAGTTTCCTACTCTTAACAGTAAATTGCTTAATCGTCTTACTGGAATATTCAATTACTTCACCACCGATATAGATAGAACCTTCTTTTGGCCAACCAAATGTGGAATCTACTGTAATTTTAGATCCAGACTGTGTTGTACTATCAATGGCTTTCGTTAGCTTAGTCTTATTACTTACTGAAAATGTATTATTAACGCTGGATGGTGCAACTACTAACTTCCATATTTGCTTACCATCTACAACAGTCTCTTTCTCTACAGAATCAATTACAGCAGAAGCATAATTTCCAGTTGATTGTGTAATTACTTTACCAACTAGATCTTCTGGGTTTCCCTGAATAGCAATAACCTTAAGAGCATAGTCTGTAATCCAATCAGACTCAGATGCCTTAACTGTAATATCTTTTGGATAATAAACATCAGTTTCATCTGATGCTACCAAAGAATTGAAAATAAATTGAATAGAACGCTTTGTACCTTTCGCTTTATAGAAAGAAGAGATGTTCTTTATAAGGGTTCTCTTATCGATCTCACCACGCAAGTACTTCTCAGGTATACCAGCAAGGTATTCCGACTCAAAGCTTTGTACAAGGGCATACAGGAACAGATTACTAATGTTCTGCACCTTGGATCCACTGGGATGTATAGCAGCAGTAGTTGAAACAAACTTAGATGTGCTGTAAAGATCACCTATGGAAGTATTACCACTAACTCCTCTTAAGATACCTGTGAATGTTGTATTTGTCTTACCAGTATAGAAAAAGATTTCATTACCAATTTTTGCAAGTCCTTCTTCAGGAAATCCATTTGTGTTATCAACTGAAATAGTAACGTCTGAGATCCCAGTGATAGCAGTGGTTTTCGAGGACTCTTTTAATATATCTTTACTATAAAAATTAATATCACGATATTTTGTTAAGTTGGATATAATATCCAATACTCCTCCACTAAGTTCTTGTTGAGCATAATAGGACTCAATAAACTTAACGAATGACGGATATTCCTCCACAACAAATTGTGGAAGTTGACTCTCAATCAGTGATGAGATATTTCTCGACTTAACATTCATTCTGGAAGAGCATTAAAGTTGGATTTGGAGATATCAACGTCAAGATAAACTTCACGAACAGCATTTACATCCCTTGATGCAGGATCTACTCTAAGTTCGATTTTATTATCTGCGAAACTACCTTTAATTATTGTTAGATTGTATAATTTAATCTCACCATGCTTATAATTAATATCGCCTACACCCTTTACCAGGTATATCTTTTCGCCAGTTAGGGAGTTCAGTCTATATAGGTCGATTTTCCCCTTTGTATCATCCTCTAAGTACACTGTAAATGTAGGATACTCACTGACTATAAAACCAGTTGACTTTAATACAGAAGCATCACATGAATCTTTAAATTCATTCAAATAACACAACTCATAATAGAAAGTAGAATTGAGTGTAGGATAGAAGTCCTTCCTGAGTGTTACATTCGTAATATTGGATGAGATAGATTGATCTGAACCATCTATAACAGATGCAAACTTACTATGACGGAACTTACCATTAAACTTCTCAGTCGTTGACTGTGCTATATACTCCTCAACTGCAGTCGTAGCCTTGGTTTGTATTTCTGCCTTAGTTAATGTAGTAGAGGATCCCTTATAACTGATTGTAGAATCCAACTCAATGTATAGAATAGAAGGATCAACAATAACAGGTGTAATAGATGCTATTGTATAGTTTTTAAGTTTCTTTGCTATATCTGCCTTAGCACTAGATGATAACGCAATAGCATTTTGTGGTTTAACAGAAACTTTAACCTTACCAAACTCAGGTGGGTTATCTTCTTCTCCACCAAATGTTATAATATCCGATACAGAAGGATAAATCTTTCTAATAATGCTTTGATAGTCAGAAGCTGTTACTGCTCTGTCTTGTGCAGCATATGCTTTTGATGCAGAGCTCTTAATGGAAGAGACTGATTCAATAGTAGCACCACCCTCAGACTTTTTAGATGTTGCTAGTGTAGTTGTGTATGGAATTGCATTACCAGTACTTTTCTCAGTTATGATACCAGAGAAAGTAAATGATTTTGCACCATTACTACTAGAACCAGTGGTAGTTAGATAACTAATCTCTACAAAGTTACCATTCTCTAACTTTTTACCAAAGATTCCATCACCAAAGAATATTTCGTAGTTTTCATCTTCAATTTCTTCTACAAAAAAGACTTCTGATGTACCATCTAAGTTTAGAATGTTTTCTACTGGTTTATATGTTACAAAATTTGAAGAATTGCGTTGTTCATACACTTTAATGCGAATAGAAGAGGTATCAATGTTCTGATTATTGAGAATAAACTTCTGATTTGGATTTGCAGTGTTAACAACGGTACTCTGAGTGAGTAAAGTGCCTTCATAAAGTTTTAAATCAGTCCAAGTAGCAATTCCATTGACTACTGGAACCTCTTCGTCATCAATTGTTACATATTGATACAAAACATCATCAAAATTAGTAGTTACTCCAGTTCCTTCCCTTAAAACAAGTGTATCGGGTGCTGCACCACCTCCACTATAGGTAGCAGTTAGATTTACATGTGCAGTTGGTGCAGAAGCAGACCTCGGTTTGTATCCAATCTGTTTTGCAAGTGAAACTACATTATCTCTGAGTGTAGCAGAGTCCAAGAACATCTCATTCACCACCATATTGGTGTTAAATGCAGTGTAATAGGTATTGTACGCCATTACATCCAGAATCTGACTAATTGCAGATCCTTCAAAGTCATAGTCAGTAAAATCTGACTGTGCTCTCATATAATCTTTAAGAGCTGTCTTGATATCAGCGAAATCTAAGTTTGCTATTTGTGTGTAAGGCATTATCGTGTACTTTCAAGGAAGAATTCAATTTCATAAGGAATAGAGTCGTTACGACCTATAATATTGAAGCTCAATAGAACTTCAAATCCATTACTATCGAAATCAGGTTCAACACCTAAGTCTATTATCCTAATTCTTGGTTCATATCTCAATGCTGCTTGAATCGCATTCTCTATCTGTGCAGCAGTACCATAATCCAACGGATTAAACAAATAAGACGGCACATCCGATCCATAACTTGAATCGAACAGCCGTTCACCTTTATTTGTAAGTAATATATTAATTACTGCTTGCTTTACCGCAGCTGCATCTTTCTTCACAAGAATATCATCTGTGATCTTATTTCTTGTGAATGAAATTGCTATGTCTTTAAACGGAGTGAATGAAGCCATTCAAAGCGATATAAGAGTATCACTTTATTTAGCGACTTTAATTCAGTTTAATCCAGTCCTCATCAACTTTCGTACTCATGAAGTCCATAATCAATGAAAAACGATATCCACTTGATGTAATAACTGGAACACTATGAACCAGTTCAGAACTAAAGACTACAAGTTCTCCTCTCTTATTAATATGCTTTTCCTTACCATATACTGTACCTATTGAAGGATCTCCACCTAGAAACAGGTTTGTACAGCGATACGGATATTTTTCTCCCTTAGACCTTCTATCTGTTTTATCTCTATGCTTATGTGGTTCTACCTGCATACCTGATGAGAGTATATTACCCCAACAGTTCACATAAGATCTTCTACCAAATAATAACTGTAGTTTACTCCACAATATATCTTTTATACGAGGTACATCAAGTGGATTCTCTCCATATGATAATCCAACACCATAAAATGCTTTACGATCACCTGCTAGAGATGAAAGTTCTTCTATTATCACATCACATTCATCTTCAGTGATGAATTGGGGAATTTTTACTATATCCATCAAAAAAGAACACCTGATTCATTCTACATTTGTTTGTGCGAAAGAGTTCGCTTTCACTATGTATGTTTTGCCCATGACATATATCCTTAGCATTAAAAAATACTAGACGATTGAACTTAGGTTCAAATGTATACAGAAGTTCGTACTTATCTTTAGATCTCCAAGGTTCATAATGTTCTTCTGTAATATCTTTTGCTTCCTCTTCTCCTTTATCTAAACTACGATACAAATTAGTACCAGTATCATCAATTTCATTCAAATAAAGAATAGCAGTCCATCCCATATCATAATGTGGCCACCAGTAATGGGTATCGGGTGTATGAAAGGGATCATCCTTTATACGAAACACATTAGTGGTGATTCTTTTCCCTAAGTTACCGTCACTTGGATCACCTAAAGGATTTTGTTTCGACCAACGACCCAATAACTTATAAATTGCTTCAACCTTATTGGAATATAAGGTATGTCTCATGTCTTTAAACAGTTTACCATTATAAGATGGTAACTCTCTTGCTTCACACCCTTTCTTATGAGCTATAGGGTTTAATGTGAACAACATCTCGGCGACTTTATCTGGATATTTCAGAAAGTCATCAAATATGAGACCATATTCAACTCTCTTAGGTTTTCGGGTATTGATCTGATACATCAATTCAACTTTCTCATGTTATTGTTCAACTTATGGTCATGTATATCACATGCCATAGTAATACGAACGTCCTTTCCAGTATAAGGTTTTGACCAATGAGGTATATCGTCCCTAAAGATTAAAAGACGACCCTTTTTATTCTCATAGTTTATACCATCATAGATCGTACCAGTTGCTTCATCTCCACCAAGAAATAGATTTCCACAGGTAAATGATTTTGGTCGAGCATGATGGGGTTTAGAGGGGTCATTGTGTATATGCTTTGTAATACAGTCACCTTCTCTAAAGGTATTGAACCAGCACTGAACCCATCTATTGCGTCCGAACATGGTTCTAAGCTTAGGCACTAAAATAGACCCGATGATTTCATCATCAAGTCCATTATAGTATTTAAAACGCCCAGTGAGTTTATCACCCTTTACACCAGCATAGTCGTGTGGACCTAATGCCATCCATTCTGGTTCTTTTACAAGTACCTGATCATAAATAGCGTCTGCTTCTGTTTCAGTTAAAAAGTTAGATACAATAAAAATGTGGCTCATGATGTTTGAGCACACGTCACCTTTTTTAGTCATTTAACAGTGTGTATAGTCTATTGCTTCATCCCAATCTATAAGATCGTCTTTGACCTTACTTACGTCTCTCTTTTTGGACTTACTTAAGTACCAATCAGAATCGCATTCGGAGATGAATTGTTTTTCTTTATCCTTTTGATTATCCATATTCGGAGCCTTCGCCGTTATTCAGATTCCTCTGGATTGTACTTCTCCCTTTCTTCAGTATCTATATTACCGTCCTTATCATCATCCCAATCGGAACGATATTGAAGGTTCCTCGGTTTCCCGACTGTGTATCCAAATGTGTTAGGCATTTATTTTCTCCCTTGACCTCGATAGCGTTTTTTAGCCCCATTACGAGAGCTGGCACTGTATTTAGTATGTTTCCCCATTCCCTGTCGGGTCTTCTTGGGTATTGCTTCTACGTATTCGCCACCACTTAGACTTTTACTCCTTATCGCCATTGATAAGATATCAAACTACTTCAATAGTATACTACGAATCGTGCTTATGGTCAAGCTTACCACTTATTTCATAAGCACCCTTATTACCACCATGTCCATGAGCAATACCTAACTCATGCAACTTAGCATGTTCATCAATCTGGTCTCTTAAATCCTTCTTGCCTGATCCAAATGTGAGATATATCCCATAACCAACCAAAGACAAAGTAACAAGACCAAGGAATAAAATAAAACCTTGATCAGGTGAAAGATGTAGGTGAGGAATCAGTAGATCTGGTTGTTTCTCCCATGTACCAGGTAATGTATACACAGAAGGTTTTGATAAAAATAACATAATATTATCCAAAATTTACATTTGCTGATTGTGTAGCACCAGATAATCTGATATTTGTACCACCGTTCAATATATCACCTATCTTTGCTACTGGTTGACCTTGTACAAATACCTTAGTAGATGTAGCAATTACCATTCTGGTAGAAACACATCCACTAGGAGGAGATGTACAAGTAGCACCCGATGCTGGAGACATACTATCATTCATCACAACAGGTGCTAGATTATTTACCCGAACTGTTCTACTTGCACTCGCAGCACAGTCGATAGGTGTTGGAGGAGTTGTACAGGGGCAAACTCCACCTGTTTCTACACCACCGTTATATATTTGTGCTGGAGTCATTGATCTTCTGTTCTAGTTTGGTAAGTCTTTCCCCATGATTCGTTCTAGGAGCTTTATGGGAATCTTTTTCAAGTGCTCTTAGACGCATCTCAATACTATCGAGATAATCTGTTACTTTAACGTATTCCTCACTGTCTGGAGGCTTGTACATTAATTGTGGCTTCTGAAGGGCTAATATCTGGTATTGCAGATCCTCCAGTATTGTTTTCAGTTGGTCTTGGTGTTCTTGCTGCTGCATCGAAGTAATCACAGAATTGGTCAAAGTTTTCAAGTGCCTCTTGG